CACGGCTCGGGACAAAATATGAAGAAGGGTTTATCAGTCTAGACCCGCCAATTTTAGATTACATGTATAGGACAGCTACTGGTGGCGTTGGTAATTTTCTTGGTAGAGCTGCTAGTTTTCTCAACCCTTGGCGCATGCAGGTTAGTGGTCAATTTCTTCCTAGAGAGAAAGTTACAGGAGAGATACAATGGAATAAGGTTCCCGTCATCAGACGGTTCTGGGACACCCCCCAGCTGCGAGACAAGTGGGACGCCAATACAGAATTCAACGCTTTCAAAGAAGAGGTGGGAGCAGCTAAAATGTTTGCTGAAGGAATCTATAGAGACTTCGGGCCGAAGAGCGAGGAATGGAAGTCATTCAAGAAGAGCAAGCATTACAAACTAGCGTTGCTCGTCAATACCTTGAGAAAGGTAAATGGGGAAATCACCAAGCTGTATAAACTCAAAGCTAAGTATAGAAGGAGTAAACTGCTTGAGCCCAGAAAAGAAGAAATGGAACGCAAGATTGATATAAGGATTCTAACGCTGAAGAAAAAATTCAACAGTATTTTCCGGGAAAGAATGGATAGGAATCTGAGGTTTCCCTTTAGGAAGGCAGCGTGAAAAATCCCCGGCTGGTAACGGTCGAATGGCGAGACATTCTAGGCACGGCTGGTTGGGAAAAGCCTGATGAAGTTAACCCTCCTATAATAACAACGGTGGGTTATTTAATTCAGAAGGACAAGGATGTTGTTAAGATAGCCCATACCAAAGATGAGAAAGGTGCTTGGTCTGGAATCACAGCCTTTCCTAGAGGATGTGTGAAAAGCATTACGAGTATTTCTTCATGATCTTCCTTAATGTTATCGTTCTCACCCCATCGTAGTAACCCTCCCCATCTAAATCCTCCAGTACTATAACTCCTCTCCACCACTGATGTTCTGTATCCATACACCATCCTTCAGAGTAATCTGGGTGAGAGAAACAACCCGCAGACAAACCAAATATCTTTTGTCCGTCAGGTCTGGTATGTTCTGCGTGATTATATAAATGTGAATGACCTTGGACGGCAGAGCAATGAAGCTTAGTGACCAGTGTATGCCCGATATGGGTACTAGAGATTGGTCTTCCAGATACGCCAGTAGTGAAATAGTGCGAGAAGGCGATTCCTTCTATGGTGATGCACTTCTTGAAGGGGATGACTTCCCATCCGAACCCCTCATACTGCAGGTCTGGTATACCTATTGCCCCATCTAACTCAGCTTGAGAATTGGTGGCTCTAGTTATCCTATCCTCATGGTTGCCTAAGCACATCACTAAGCGTGGCCTATATTGTTTCTTGCCGTTCCTTCTTTTTCTGGCGTTGAATCTGTTCATCTCCTCGAACAAAAGTTCTTGGGCCTCGATGGCTGATTGAATGTCCTTTTTGTACCTCCTCCCCTCGAACCCCTTTGTCCCCCTATCATAAGAGGACAGGGACGGTAGATCAGCTAGGTCACCCAAGCAAACAACGCACTCAGGCTGCTCCTCCATGAGTAACCGACCTACCGCCCTGAACCTTTCATTGTTGTAATCTGGATGCGCGTGAGCATCCGGGATAATCATTAGATTCATATTAGAACTCTCCACATCCCTCTGTATCACAGTTGGGATAATTAGGGCAAGCAAGATGCATGATATCATTTAATTCATTTTCTTTATCCCTTTGCTGTAGGGCCCAAAGCTCTCCTCTGGTGAGCCAAGGGACGGTGGGCTCTTCAAGTTCATCCTCGCTCTCTATCCATTTCTTTTTCTTGCTCATAGTATCTCACACTTATCCCCGGTGCAAGCCAGTTCTTGGCTACCAATTGTATTGTCATCATCTTCCGCTATTGCCCCCCAGTCGATTGGTTTCGTCTTAGGGAACATAGAGTACTCTTCTTTGGTTATCTCCTCGTAGGGGGCAACCTCGTAGCTGTGACTGTCATCTGCTCTAGGGAGGAAGCTTACACCGCTGAGTATATCAAAGTTCTCGTAGCACCAAGAGCCAACCTTTAACCACTCATCCTCGCCCACATAGATGGTGACGCTGGGCTTATGCTCACACCAATTGATAGCGAACCTCTTCCATATCTCAAGATGCTGTATAGCGCTCACCTCGTGTCTGGTGCGAGACTTTGCGGGAGACTTCATAGGGAAAGAGAACACGATAGCCTCTTTGTTGTACGGGTCATCCTCGTACTGAATCCCTGCGTCTATCAGAGCCTTATTCAGAGGGTCTTTCTTGTCCTGTCTGATGCGTCTGATGTAGTACTTGGAGTAAGAGGGGTGTAAGCCTGATCCTGAAACACCAGTCAGTTGAGACACAGTTCCTGACGGCTTGATGCAGGTGATGGCAGCAGATGGGTTGATGTCCATCTTCTTAGCCCACTTTATGTTTTCAATTTGAGCGAGGTTTCTCCACGCCTTAAGCTGGGTATCGCTGGCATTCAATACTGTGGGGCAATCAAACACCCCAGTAAAGCTGACGCCTAGCAATCTCTCTTCCTCTGCGTTCTTTCTCCAGACTGGCCTGACGTATCTGAAGTCGGTCAGAACAGACTGGATAGTTCCAAGGATGGTAGCTAACCTTACCTTACGGGAAACGTCATCGACAGTATCCGTAGGACGCAAGACACACTCAGAAAGGTTGCAGCAACCAGCACTGCGAAGTACGATTTCGCTGCAAGGATTGCAACCAAATTCATAGTCCTTATCCCTTCTCTCCGGCATAAGATTTTTAGATGCTTGACGGTTAAATATCCCACGCTCCCCGCTTTTGGAATCATACAAGGCAAGCCACTCACGCATGAAGATTCCCATGTCTGGTCTTTCGGTATAGCATACGGAGTTATTAGCTAACGCTCTCTGAGGATTTTCCAGATGCCACTGACCTGTCTTTGCATGCCTCATGCGCTCGTCAGTTAGATTGCTGAGACTAATCTCTGCTGCTCTCCTTACCCCTCCTACCACAACGCTCTCCCCGTTCCAACACATGAGGTCATGACACTCNATGCTGTTGAGTCTTCTACCTTTAGCATTCTGGAACGTGTGGATGTAGTGACCGAACAGTCTCTCCAAAGGGTCAGGGCCAGACGCCCTACCACCGAATGTTTTGAGTCTAGCCCCAGCGGGNCGTATTCTACTGTAGTCTGCTTTGGGTATCATCCCTTGATAGAGTAGGCTAACCAACTCTCTCAGCGCCTTGGCCCATCCTATCTTGCTATCTGAGACAACGATGGTTGTGTCTGAGTTATGAAATTCGTCAGCTATTTCTGGGAGACGGTTAATGAATTGTCTCTCCACACTGAACCCAACACCGGTCCCGCACAGGAGAACATAAAGGGATTCATCGAATGATCTTATGTGATCCACGGCAAGGTAAGCACAGTTGTATCCTGCCATGTTATCTCTGGTCAGGGCGCCAGTGCCAGGGTCTGGGTCAGCAGTCATGAAGGCTCTCATAGAGGGCATCACTTGCATGTCAAGGATAGCTTGCTTAAGTTCTTTAGGGAAGTCTATGGCATAACCCGCTAACACCCACTCCATATATTTGGTGTAACGATTGACCGTTTCACCCCATGATTCTCTGCGTCCTTCAGAGTCTAGGTAACGTGCGTATCTGCTCTTGTGAATTATCCCGCGGTACTCATCTATCATTTGACTCATGTGTCTGGTCCTCGTAGTTCTTCAGAGAAGTTAGTGGTTGGAGCTATCCCCATCTTTTCCAGTACTCTGTTGTATTGAGTTAGATCATTAGTAACTTTAGCCCAGCTTACGCAATTAAAATCTCTACATAACTGTGGTCTGGTTTCATAGATGTCGCATTCCCAGTATGGATTAGTTGCATGTTTTGTCTGTCTTAGGTGAGAGCAGCGGATGCGAATTCCTTTGTCGATAGATTCTATGTTGTCGTAGTTTTCAACAATTGCGCCGAGCCACTCTATTCGTCTACCATCTGTCCAACTAGGTTTGATTTCTATTTCGCAACATATCCCGCATGTCTTGCAAGCATCTTCAGTTATATCCTTCTCTTGAAGAGGCCACTCCTTCATTTTTTTACCTTTTCCCATTTGTCATGAGTGTACCACTTCCATTCGTCGGTGTCGTCTATGCACCAGAACCCCTGTTTAGAATCATTCTGAACAAAATCCAAAACCTTTACCTCACCTGTTTCTTTTTCCTTTAGTTTTATTTTTGGCCTTTTTTTGTTCATGTTCTTTTAAGTTGCGTTCGTTCGCCCAGTCGGAGAACTCGTGGAGGGACATTCCGGAGTGCTTCCGGAACCATTCCCCCCACGTTATCCCCCTCGTTGGTGTTGGCTTATGCCGTTTAGTCCATACTTCTTTGGCTAGACAATAGACTCTTGAGATCTGCTCGTCATCATCCTGCCAAGTATAGACCGCTTTAGAATGGGAGCGAGTCATCCTCTACTGAAGAGGGCGCGGACGCATTGCCATTCATACTGGAACCCATTTGCATCATACCGGCTATGATACTGGTTCCATGACGCTCGTTACCTTCTTTGTCAGTGTACTTGCTGTAGGATATTCTCCCTTCAACGTACAGTTGCTGGCCTTTGGTAACGTACTCGTTCACAGTGTCAGCTAGCTTACCAAAAAAGGTGACCTTATGCCAGTCAACTTTTTCGTTATCACCATAGCCACTGTTGGTTGCAAGGGAGACGTTACATACTGTATCCCCCTTGGCGGTCTCTCTAGTGATGGGGTCTGCCCCAACTCTTCCAACTAGAATTGCTTTATTTACATTCATAATAATCGCCACTCAGGGTTGTACTTCTTGGTAAGTTTCCATAAAGATAGAGCACTGTTGAACATCTCCCTGAAACGGGGAATGTCCTCATGCTCCCATTCAAGAACGCGATGGCCTTCGCCAACGTCTATGAATAAGTTAAGGAGTCGTCTAGACCTTGTTACCGTGGTAACAAGACCCTGATCATACGCAGCTAACTGGACCCCATGATCATCGTACACCATTTTCTTAACGTCTGGCTTGTCGGGGAATTCTTTTGTCTTGAAGTCAACTATCCACTCATCATTGGAAAGATCAGTCCTCCCCCCATACCCAAGCGGGTGGGAAAAGGACTGNTCAACCTCCCATTCTTGTGGNCCACAAACTTCATTAAGCTTTGCCTCCACCCCCTGACATAGAGGCTTAAACTCTTCCGCCACCTCTTCCTTTTTGAAATACCTTTCCAAATGGTCATGGATATCTGTCCCTCGGTTCATTACCTTCTGCTGTTTCTTATTGAATTCGCTGCGGGCTAATTTTTCTACGTCCTCGAAAGATAATACATCGGTTGAGTTCAACTTTACCTGTTCGTGGAGCGCCTTCATCAGTTCCGTTTGAATCCATTTGTTCAACATATGCCGAGATACGATCTCTCCCCATACAGTTGAGACGGAAGGAACCCATTCATATTTCCTAGCGTCTCTCAGGGTGGACGGTCTCTTGCCCTTTTTTCCCATGACCTCATAACGAGGCTCGCCTGCTTTATCATACCAATGTCCCATGTTTATTTCCTAGCGTTATCGTAATCGGCAGACCACTTCTCATCGCTGTCTGTGTTGGAGTGTTGCTTGGCAATCAGTTTATCATAACCTTCTGGCGTTGCCCACGGGGCAAAGACTCCATTCTTAATGGCAGCGTCATTATAGAGATACGCTCCGATTCCAAGCAATACCGCCGAGCGCTTTAATGCGTCAGAGATCGCGCCTTTTTCTTTCTCAACGCCTGTATCTCCAGCCCCGTCTGACTTGGTGATCCACTCACTATTAATCCGCACACTCAACTCACACATTACTCGTCCGGATGGGGTCTCATGGTATTTCGTTTGCCAATTAGCGATTCCAAATACCTCATCTAGTCGCTTCATTACATGTCGCGCATCAATGTGGTAAAGCTTTTTACCTCCCGGCCCAGGCCGATCTTTAATATCTTTCGGATCGAATGGTCTTTTAAGGGCAACCGTCATCTTGCGTGTGTCGTCTTTCTCATTAAGAATTTGCATTCTGATTTCCCTCATTTTTTGACCGTCAATTTCTTTCATGTCTGTTTTTTGCCATTGGTGTTGTTGAAGTTCTTGGGCGTGATAGTCATGACCATCGTTGTGGTCGGGCCCAACTGTTGCTTCGATTGCCTCTGCTGAATGTCCGTTAGCCATTAGGTATACATTGCCTCTATTTTAGTGTCAAGAAATTCAATTCGTTCGCCCTGCTTTCTCACGATCCAAATTAATTTAGTTAGGTCATCATTCATAGTAAGGACCCCCCTTGGCTCGGGCGTTGGATGGGCAATTCCATCGTCGGAAAAACCGTATACATCTTTAGGTATCAAGTCATTTATATCAGCCATGTGTCACCTCTGGGACGTCTGCCCCAAGTTCTATTCCAATTTGAGTTGACCTTTCGATCAACTCGCTCATTTCTCCAATCGTCATACTAGACGTTTGTCGAATTCTGGTTCGCTGATCCCCTTGGAGNTTTATATATTCTTCCGTGCCGAACACGGTTTCAATTAGAATATTTTTTATCTCCTCCTTTGTGTGACCAGTCTTGTCTGCGATGGAACCGCACCACGCATGGAACATATCGTTCTGTTCTAGAGAGCGATTCTTCTTGTATGGTTTCACTATGACTTCCCATACCGCGTCATCAATATTAATAGCCCTGAT